GTGCTTGGTTAGATAAAGACCTCATTGCTCAATATATTGATGAAACTACTGATCTAACATTATCTTATAAAAGTGTTTATATCGGTAATGATATGAATTTTACAGACACTATAGCTTCTGATAGAATTAGTGCTACAGAATTTTTATCAAAAGCCGATGTTTATATTAAGAAAGGTGATGCTATTACAAAATCCATGAAAGTTAACATACCTTTTAAAGCTCGATTAACTGAACTACGTGTTATGCGTAGGTCAATTATGTTGGAGATGCAATCTAAAAGAAGAATGGCTCCGATGGGCATTGTTCTTCATGGTGATCCAGGTATTGGTAAATCATCAATTCTCGAGAATATCTTTAAAGTACATTGTAAATCCGCTGGTAGAATTTATTCTACTGACGTTGTTTATAATCGTGCCCCTAAATCTAAATATTGGACAGGATATGACCCAATCATTCAACCCATTATTCATATACCTGAAGTTGGTTCTATTTCTAACCTGTTAGCTCAGAAAGGTGATGAGACAATAGATGAATTATTAATGTTAATCGATAATTCACCCTATTGTCCTGATCAAGCTGCTATTGAAGACAAAGGCGTTAATTATGCCATGCCTGAATTAGTCGTTATAGATACAAATAATCCAGAAATGAATTTAAGTACTATTATGTCAGCTCCTGCAGCCATACGTAGAAGATTTCTTTACATTGAAACCCAAGTTAAACAAGAATACAGAAAAGCTGGTGGTGTATCTTTAGATACAGCTAAGCTTAAAACATTAGATCTTGAACACAAGATGGACTTATGGGATTTCCGTATTTATGAACAAGTGCCACAAGAAGGTAATGTTAAATCCACTAAAGTTTATTATGAACACAACAATCCTGATATATTAGATAAAGAAGTTTTTGATATGTTCGGTTTATGTGCTCAATTAACTGAATCATATAAACAGCATAAAGAAGCTCAAAGAAAATTTATGGAAGCAACTTCCGAAGATGTTTCCAAATATTTAGAACCTAAAATTAATTCTGTTAAAGCAGAAGCTGATTTATTTGAAATATATACACCAAATTATATTTTCCTTAATGCTTTATATATATCTTATATATGTTTCTGGTTTTATCTTTGTACTAAGTCTTATATTTTTGCACTCTGCTCTTTTATTATACATATTTTAGTCGTCATTATATGGTTTTTAGCTATATATACAAGACGAACAGAAAGAGATGTTAAAGAATCTAGACGTACATTATTTGCCTTAAGTGAAACAATTCGATTATATCATACAATAACTTATAGTAATTTCCTCAATAACATTTATAATTTAACTTATAATGCTTCATTATTTTCATTTTTGTTCGTTAAAACATTTATCTATAAGGATGAAAGATACACATTACAAAAATGGAAAGTATTTTCTCGTAAAATATTTTCTAGTTTACCACCTATATTGTTATTTTTCACTTTAGTTGCTGCATCTACTAAAATAGCTTTAAAAACTTATAAAGTAGTTAATAACATTAATTCTGAAGGCAACATATCAACTACTGGTAAGTTTACTGATGAAAATGTTGATGATTATGTTTTAGTTAATGAGAAGCAATCAAATTGTCATTTTCCTCTCCCTGTTAAAAAGAGGGATTGTGACATTGATTATGATCATGCTATTAACGTTTCTCCTAATTTAGTTGGAACTCCTCGCAATTACAACAAACTTGAAGAAGTTTATAATACTATACATGCTAACATCAGATATACAGTTTTACATTTTAAAGATGGTTCTAAAGTTAGAACCAAAGTTTTAGGTATTTGTAGAGATTTTGTTTTAATCAATAAACATTGTGTTAGAGGAGAATTATATACCATGCATATTTCAATGAATCCAGATATTGCTTCTGGTTTGGTGAAGTCTCATTTTACTTCTGAAGATTATCTGGAAATTTCTGATGATATATTATTAGTCAGACTCATAGGATCTATTTTCAAAGATATTACCTTTTCTCTATGTGATAATCCTCGAAATACCATACCTCAAACATCCATGTTCTTACATAAGGAAATTATTTCTCAAAGAGTCAAAACTGAATTAGTAGATGATGAATCGAAAATGAGTGTTTTTGATCCTTATAGATATACATTTCCAGAACATAAATCTGGTGATTGTGGTAGTCCATTGGTCTCTACTATAGGTTATAAATCTTTTTTAGTAGGAATTCATTGCGCAGGTCAAGGAACTTTAGGTTATGCTTGCCCCATCGATAAAACTGTTTTACTAAAACAATTACAAATATTACAAGATAGATGTATCTTAACGAATATAGTATCCGAGGGTGCTTTTCGTCTAAATACATCAAGTGAGATAGTTCCATTAGGATCTAAATGTCCACTGTTATATGAAGACATACCTTCTGTTAATGTTTATGGAAAAATAAGTGACTATTCACATATTGCTTCTAAAAGTACTTTAACAAAAAGTGTCCTTTTTGATAAAACCGAATTTTTAGTAGGTGTTCCCTCAACTTATGATGGACAACCTAAATATATGGCTCCCAAAATGAGATCATTCAATGTTGATGGAGTATTTTGTTCTCCTGAGAATAATTTTATTAAGAAAGTTGGCGTTTTAAAAGCACCACTCAATAATAGAATTATGGAGAACGTAGTTCTATCATTTACTACTGATTTGATACTACGTCTTAAAGCAGAAAATATAACCTCAGCCAATCCAGTTCCATTAGATGTAGCTCAGAACGGATTTCCTGAGAATTTTTATTATAGAGCTATGCGTAATAATACGTCAGGTGGATTTTTATTCACTGGTACTAAAAGTAAATATCAAACTAAAACACCTTTATCGTTCAAAGAAGATGCTGTTTCTCCTAAACCCGAAGTTAAGATTCAAGTACAAGAAATACTAGATTCTTATTTACGTGGTGAGACTAGTCACTCTATAGTTGGTGCTCAACTTAAAGATGAGCCTCGTTCAAGAGCAAAAGTCATTACCGGAAACACTAGAGTTTTTGCTATGTCTTCTTATGACATGACATTAGCTAACAGAATGTACCTAATGCCTTTTTATAGCTTAATGTGTCAACATCGTGATGTATTCTTTACTAAAGTTGGCGTTAATATGCAGTCTTCAGAAGTTGATGTTATGTACAATACCCTGAAAGATTTCTCTCCATATATCATGGAGGGTGATTACGGTGGCTACGATACCAGTATGCCTGTTGGTATAGGTATTATGGCTAATTCAGTAGTTTATAATTCCCTGAAAAAATTGGGTTATAATGAACATTCTCTTAAAATAGTTCAAGGACTATTGACAGATAATTTATATCCAACTGTTGTTATGAATGGTACCGTTTTTACACCTCCTGGTTTTCAACCCTCTGGCAAATACGCTACCGCCGAAGATAATTCCTTGAGAGGAATTATTCTTTTGTATTATGCTTTTGCCATTATGTGTACACCTCTTGGTGCTGATAATGCCATGAATCAAACAACTAGATTTAAAATAAGAGATTTTACTAAACTTTTATTACCTATAACATATGGTGATGATATGTTGTGTGGTGTAAAGGAGGAATTATCTTCTTATTTTAATAATATATCCTATGGTAAATTTGTAGAGGAAATTTACTACATGACATTTACAACGTCAGACAAAAAACAACATTCTTCTAGATTTATTGACATATCTCAAATTTCTTTTTTAAAAAGAAGTTTTAGATATCATCCTGAATTAAAAAGAATTGTTGCACCTTTAGATAAAGATTCTCTTATGAAGAGTCTTTGCTATTATCTACCCTCTAAAGAAATCACACCTGAAGAACAATTAGTTCAAACCTGTAACTCAGTTATGAGAGAACTTTTATTTCATTGTGATGAAAAAGTCGAGTATGAAGACTACAGAGAAAAATTTATACGAACACTTACTGAATTTACTAGGTTCAGTGATGAAGATATTCGTCCCATGTTTCCAACATGGATTGAATTAATTCATAAACACACTAGCAATTAGTTTTACTATCTTTTACTTATAAAAGATAACACTTGTCGCCAAATTTACTGAACATTTAATCACTTTATCAAACCATAAGATGAATGTTTTCAGGAAACGACATTATAAAAGGAGATCTATTTAGATTTATTATGACACAATTAGTGCCTTATCGTGGCGTACCCACTTTAAAAGACAAATGTGTTGGTTTGCGTTCGTAATCACCTAATTCAGTGGTTACAAGAATGTAATATGAATTGCTAAACAACCAATTAACAATAACCCAAAGAAGTGTGATCACCATATGGCCTCATACTGCTGTAAACATCCAGTAATCCCCCTTCAACAAAAGTTGCATACAGCTGCTTCTCTTGATTTTGATAATGC